TACGGGAGTATTGGCCTGACCCGGCTCAGGAACTGATCCCGAAGTTCTACTGCGACTACGACTACACCCACTGGCTTGTCGCCCCGACTCCGGATGCGGCATACAACTTTGAGGTGCTGTACTACGAGCGGATTCAGCCTTTGGATGACACGAACCAGACCAACTGGTTCACGATCTACGCTCCCCAGGCCCTCCTGTACGGATCTCTCTTGCAGGCCATGCCGTTCCTGAAGAACGACGAGCGGATGCCGATGTGGCAGCAGCAGTACGACGCGATCATGCAGACGCTGATTGCTGAAGACAAGTTGCGCGTTGCCGATCGTCAGGCGGTGGCGGTTGACAGTTAAGGATTGACCATGAGTTACAACTCACCCTTCACCGGCAACGTCATTCAGCCGACGGACGTTTCCTTCCGGGCAGTCACGCTGTCTGCGAACACGCAGTTGCAGTGGCCAATCAACGGCAACGCAACAGACGATGTCGCAGCGCGGATCATGAACGTCACGGCCACCACGAGTGGCTTGGCTCTGTGGATGCCGCCCGCGAACCAGACTTCGGTCGGAAACGACGCCCTGATCCGAAACGTCGGGGCGAACTCGTTCACGGTCCGAACCTTCGGTGGCGTCAATACGATCATCACTGTCGCCGCGGGTGAGACGAAGTACATCTACGTCACCTCAAACGCAACGGAAGCCGGAACCTGGGGCAACATCGCCTTCGGCACTGGGACTTCTGCTGCAGATGCTGCTTCCCTGGCAGGGAATGGCCTCCTGGCCATCGGTTCTACGCTGAACCAGAGTCATCCTGCGGTTTCTCTGATCGCTGCTTACACCTTCACGAGCGCAGACCGCGCTCAGACCTATGTCTGGACGGGCGGAGCAACGACAGCCACCCTGCCGAATGCCTCAGTCCTGGGCAACAACTGGTTCCTGCTGTTCAAGAACAACGGGTCCGGGACGGCCACGATCGGAACCACGAGTTCGGAACTGTTTGACGGCAACACTTCCAAGTCATTCGCGCCTGGAGAGTCTGCGTTCATCGTCTGTACCGGAACTGCCTTCGTAACAATCGGCTACGGTCAAAGTTCCGACTTCCAGTTCAACGTCCTGACCAAGCCTGTCACGGGCGGCCCGTACACGCTGTCGGCCAACGAAGCCTCGAACACGATCCAGTTCTACACGGGAACCCTGGTATCGAACGTCACGGTCACTTACCCGCCTGTGGCGAACCTGTATGTGATCTCCAACCAGACGGTTGCGGGCGGCTTCACCCTGACGGTAACAACCGGCATCTCGGGCGGCGCAAACGCCGTGATCCCCGCCGGTGGTCAGGCTACCGTTATCTGCGACGGAACGAACTTCTACAACGCCAACACGACTCAGGCGGGCGCTACGGCCATCAGCCTGATCAGCGGTACCGCAGGCTCTCCTAGTTTGAATTTCGCCTCAGAGACCAACACGGGCGTCTACAGGCCCGGTGCGGGACGCTTCGGCATCTCAATCCTCGGAACTGCTAGGTTTGACTTGTCGGCAACCGGATTGGCCATTACCGGTACCGGCACCTTCACTGGCGGCGTTTCTGGCGGAGCATTCTGAGGTGACGAAGAAAGTCTTTGCTCTTGACACCAAGCCCGGTATTCAGCGGGACGGAACTCTTTTTGACAAGGAGTTTTACGCTGACGGCCGGTGGGTACGGTTTCAGCGCAAGCGCCCTCGCAAGATGGGCGGATACCGAGAGATCACTCCAGACCTGTCAGGCCCCTCTCGCGGGGTCTTTGTCGTTCCACGCGACAACTTCAGCAATGTCTACAACGGCTACGCTGACGGTGTTCAGGTCGTGCCGATTAACAATAACGGCATCGGATCTGGCATCACCGACTTCCGGATTGGTGGTCCTATCACCACCCTGGCCATCCTGGATGCGGGATCTGGGTACACGAACGGCACCTACACGAACCAAGCCCTGACCTACCCCGTTTCCGGCAGCGGAATGAGCGCCTACGCCACGATAGTGGTATCAGGTGGGGCGATTACCTCCGTCACCATTACGAGCGGCGGGATGCGGTTTGCGGTCGGGGATCAAATCACGGCAGCCATCCCTGGCGGAACTGGCTTCCTGCTGCAGGTCAACGCCATCACGAGCCCCTTTGTGGCCAGTGATGACAACCTGTGGCAGTTCGACACCTTCGTGGACTCTGCCAACTCGCAGAACAACCTGCTTCTGGCCCACCCGTCTCAAGACCTGAACAACATCGACTCTCCGGTCGATACCTACCTGTTGGTGGGCCCGGTAGACGGAACGATCCTCTACGCTGCAGGTGTATTTGCTCAACAGGCCGCGACGATCACTTCTGGCTCTCCGACGGTAACTCTTTCGGCAGCGAACCTGAACATCGCTGCAGGACAGGTCGTAACAGGCCCTGGAATCCCTGCAGGCACGAGAGTTCTGTCTGTCAGCACCACGACGCTGACCCTGACCCAGAACGCCTCAGCAAACGGCTCCAACGTCGATCTGATCTTCGACAATGAGGTCAAGGTCTCTGGTGGGGTTGTGACTCTTCACCCCTACGTCTTCGTGTACGGCAACGACGGACTTGTCCGAAACTGTGCCGCAGGAAACATCGACGACTGGGTTTCTGCGGAAGCCAACGAGGTCAACGTCGCCACCGGAAAGATTGTCCAAGGACTTCCGGTTCGAGGCGGTTCCAACGCGCCTTCTGGCCTGTTCTGGTCTCTGGACTCCTTGATTCGGGTGTCCTACGCCCCGACGAACGTGGTCGTGGGTGGGACGACGATCACCCAATACTGGCGCTACGACATCATCACGAGCCAGTCTTCTCTTCTGTCTTCTCAGTCGATCATCGAGTACGACGGCATCTACTTCTGGTGCGGTGTGGATCGATTCCTTCTCTACAACGGTGTGGTGAAGGAAGTCCCCAACGACATGAACCAGAACTACTTCTTCGACAACCTGAACTACACCCAACGCCAGAAGGTCTGGGCAAGCAAGGTTCCGCGGTTCGGAGAGGTTTGGTGGTTTTACCCCCGCGGAGACAACAGCGAAGCCACGGACGCGATCGTCTACAACATCCGCGAGAACGCTTGGTACGACACCGGAGAGGCTCTTGGAGCCAGAAGGTCTGCCGGGTACTTCTCCCAGGTGTTCCGGTTCCCTGTTGCAGCGGGATGGGACGCCAATCAAACCGGCACGCTCAACGCCCTGTCAATCACCAACGCAGGGACTGGCTACACCGACGGCACCTATTCCTACCAAACCCTCACCGGAGGCTCTGGAACGGGCGCCAAGGCCACTTTTGAGGTCAATAACGGGTCTATCACCAAGGTGACGATCGAAGACCCTGGATCTGGCTATACGGTCGGGAACACGCTTACTGCAACTTTCGGAAGTGGATCTAACCTTCAGGTCACGGTTGCCAAGGTTGTGGGTCTGTTCTCCTTGTGGCAGCACGAGTTCGGCAAGGATGTTGTGAAAGGAACGACCGTCAATGCGATCGAGAGTTACTTCACCACTTCGGATCTTGGCGTCATTGCGGGCGGGCCTTCTCAGCCTTCTCCTGTGGGGGAAAACCGGTGGACTCGCCTCGAAAGGGTTGAGCCGGACTTCCTGCTTACTCAGACCATGGATCTGTATATCGTGGGCAGGCCCTATCCGCAGCAGCCTGACAAGATAACCGGCCCCTACACGTTCGATGGAACGACGAGCAAGATCGACATGAAGGAGCAGCGACGCGTCTTGCAACTGAAGTTTGTCTCCGACATCGTTGGCGGGGACTATCAGGCAGGCAAGATCATCCTCGACGCCGACTTCGGCGATGTCCGCGGGTACACGGTGTAATGTCTGTCGGCCTCATCTACGACCCCCGGTATCACACGTTCGAGTCGTGGGCGGCGCTCATGGTGGAACTCTACGCCGCGCAGAGCCTGCAGATCCCCGATCCTTCTATAGACTGGAAATCCTGGGGTACTGGACTGCTTGCGGTGGACATCTTCACCCGAGAAGGTGTTCCTAGTCCCTACAACTTCGACGACTGGCAAGAATGGGCGCAGGCGGTAGTCGGCGCTGTCAACCCGAGAAACTGATATGCCACTGCCGCGATTCGCTGAAGATACCAACATTCTTTACGAGCCTCAGGACGACTATCAGTCTCCTTTGGTTCTGCCGTCGGACATTGGTTCTCGGTCTCCGTTGGAGAAGGCGGCTTACTACAACCAGTTGATTGACCAAGGCTATGACGATGCGGCCATCCGTCAGGCTGCAGGTCAACAGACAGATTCCGACTGGTCTGCGCTTCAAGGGCTTGCTTCCGGGCTTCGCCCACCTGCTCGTGCTGCCGGTGCTGCAACCAGGGAACAGATCACGGGCTTGTACCAAGATGTCTTCGGACGAGCACCAGATCAGGCAGGTTTTGATTTCTGGTACGGGTCTGGATACACGCCGGATCAGATTCGCAGCGAGTTCCTAGCATCTCCTGAGTATCAGGCGCGTCAGAATACCGGCGCTCTTGCTCAGGCGGTGGCCCCAATACCCACCACGGCGCCGACACCTACCTCTGCCCTGCCTTCTTCCGGAACCATTCCGACTGCGCCTCCTGTAGAGCCAGAGCGCGTGATGCCAACCGCTCCTCCGGCAGAAGTTGTGCCGCCGACACGGCCGGTTGATCAGATACCTGATCGGGCAATCGTAGAGCCAGAACCAGTTCGAGTTGCGCCCAATCTTCTCCGCACTCCAGGCGGAACCTACATCAACGATCAGGGATACCCGGTTGATGCAGCAGAGGCTCAGAGGATCATCTCTGGCGGTTCCGCTGCCCCTGCTCCCGCTCCTGCTTCTGCTTCTGCGGCAAGCGCATCTGCACTTCAGCAGGCGGCATCTGCTTCTCCTCAGGCGCTCTTCACGACGTTGCTTGGCGCCGATCCAAAAATCGCCGATCAACTTCGGGCAAGTTACAACCAAGCCTTCGGTCAAGGAGAGGGCTCAACCTTTTACGACGCCGGAATTCAGGTTGGCGACTACACACTTCGGTCTCTCCCAATTTCTTATGACTTCGCGGGAGAGCGTCAGGGCGGCGGATTCCAAGCCACCAAGACTGCAACGAATGACCGCAACCTGCCTCTTGAGACGACCTACACCTACGACGACAGCGGCAACATAACTGGCGCCAGGGTTCGTTACTTTACGGGCAGCGACAGCGGTGTTGCAATCGACTTTGACGCCCAAGGAAACAAACTTGGCGAACAAGGCTTCGACTATTCGGAGTCTTGGAAGGGCGCTGTTGCTCCTCTCGTTTCTATGGCGGCTATGGCCTTTGCGGGCCCTGTGGCCCAGAGTCTTGCCGCAACGATCGGCGGCGGCAGCGCGACCCTTGCTTCCAACATCGCTGCAAATGCGATCGTTCGTGGTGGCCTTGGTGCTGCCCAGGCAGGTCTGACGGGCGGTGATGTTCTGAGAGGCGCATTGACCGGCGCTGCCGCCGGAGCACTCGGAGCGGGTGGCGCAAGCCTTGCCAATACGGCCGCTGCTGAGACGCTTAATCTCACCGGAAGTCAGGTGGCTGCAGACGCCGTGCGCGGAGCGGTTCAAAGTGGCCTGAATGCTGTTCCTGGCGTTATCGCTTCGGGCGGAGACCTGAGCGACCTTGCCCGTGCGGGCTTGGTCGGAGGTATTACCTCTGGAGCAGGTAGCGCAATCGGATCTGCTCTTGAGGGAACCGGGATCACCTCAGGTCAAGTTTCTGCGGGCATCAGGCTTGCCCAAGAATTGAGTTCCGGAAAGCCCAACCTTTCTGCGATTGCTGATGCTGCTGCGGGGCTTGTCAATAACCCCAATGCCACGGTTGCTGCCAAGGCTGTCGGCCTCTTGAACACCATTCAAAAGGCAGGCTCCAATCCTGCTGCCTGGATGGGCGTGATGGAAGCGGCGAACCAGTTGTCTTCTGCTGTTGATCGAGCATCTTTGCCGAGCGTGATGTCTGACAAGGAGGCGAACGCATTCCTTGCCGCCAAACGCGCAGGCGCAAGCGACGAAGAGGCTCTGGCCACCGCTCGTGCGGCTGTTGGCGGAGATGCCATCGATCGCGCTACCGCTCGTGCAACAGGCCTCCCCATAACTCAGATGGCCATCCCTGAGATCGAGATCTTTGATGAAGAGTGGGGCAATCTGACTCAGGCGCAGAAGGATGCTGCTAACCGGATGACCCTGAACATCGGGGCAGATAAGGCATCTACGCCCCAAGAGGCGGCCGCTCTGGCTAAGGCTCAAGGCTACGGGATGTTCACCTTCGGGGGCAACCGGTACACCCTGGGTGCAAGCGCCGATCAGATCTTGGCGCAAGATCCCAACTATGTGCCTCCGGCCGCCACAACCGGTGCAGCCGCTACAACCGGCGGAACTGGTGCATCCAAGGTCGTTCCCGGTTGGGGCCGCGAGGGCAACCTGATTCAGGGCTTCAACAACGCCACCGTTGGAACGACCAATCAGGCTCGCGCTGCCGAGATTCTTCGGGAAGTCTTCGGTGATGCGGTTGACTGGGTTGATCAAAACGCCATCAACGCCGCGGCTTCGTATGTCTATGCCAATCGGGAAGACCTGCTGAGGCAGGATCTTGCTCAAGGCAACGTGCTTGGCATCGGAACTCGCGGACCTGCTGCTCAGGACATTACGAGCGTCCGTAAAGACTACGCCGTTGAAGGCGCACGGGTTGCCGGTCCTGCTGAGGTTGAAGGCGCCGATATTGGCTATGACTCCAACGGTGTCCCGATTGCCGTGGTGAAGATTGCCGGAGCAACGGAAGGCAAGAGGATGACGAAGGAAGAGCGTGACCGCTACGACTTCGAACAGGGCCTTGAAAGGGCTAGGACTCAAACCGATCCCTTCACCGGGCAGTCTCTGGCCATCAACCCGGTAACCGGCAAAGAGATGACCTTTGAGGACTTCCAAGCAAGCGACACCTTGCGGGAGACGATCCGAGGTCTTTCTGCTCCTGTGATGAAGGGAGTTGGTGAACTCGGTCAACTTGCCGGATATGCAACCGGCAACGAGGCACTGAATCAAGCGGCCGCCAACCTAGAAGCCCAGGGTCGCTCAATCACCCCAGAAGTCGTTCGACAGGGCACTGCAAACCTGATCAACGACATTGATAGCGCCGAAGGCATCACCGGCAAGGGGGCTGCGATCGTCAGGGCAGTCATTGACCGTCCGTGGCAGACGCTTGCTGCTGTTGGTGATCTTGCCGGTACCGAACTGGTGCAGGAAATCCTGCCGTTCGGCGCATCCTTCGCTGCAGGACGGGCTGTATCTGGCGCGATGAAGGCCAAGTTTGGTGAGTTGGTCTCTCAGCGTGCCGGAACCATTGCAGGTGTGACGGCTAACGCAACTTCTGACGCCGTAGAGGCGGGATTGCAGTCTGCGCAGCAGGTCTACAACGAACTGCGCGGACAGGGCTTCGGGCACGAAAGAGCCTCTGAGATGGCCATGAAGGCAGGTCTTGCATCTGCTGCCGTGGAGACGGTCGCTTCAGTCGTGGGCGAAGGCCCGCTGATGAACTCCCTGGTGAGGGGTGTTCCTGGTAGTGTCGTGAGAACGACGGCCAGAGAAGGTATTTCTGAGTTCCCGGCGGGTTACTTGCAAACGGCCATCGGTGATGTTGCGACCAATCGCCTTGGAACCTTCGATCCGAATGCCGCCTTGACTGGTGGATACCTTGAGACTCTGGCGGGTGGTCCTACCGCAGGCGTGATCCAGGCCGGTGGCAATCTGAATCTGGCCACACAAGCCGCAACTGGAGCAGCAACTACAGGCACAACCGCCGGAACCAGTACCGCAGGAACAACTACTGGAACGACGGGCACAACGACCACAGGAGCGACCACTGGGGCCGCTCAAGGTGCGGATGCAACATCCATAGCCAATAACTTTGTGGCCACAGTTCAAGGCGGCGCAGATGCTTCACAGGCGGCAAGCACCTCTGTTGGTAGTGTCATCAACAACGTAGCGGCATCTGGTGGCGATGTTTCTCAAGCGGCCTCTACGGCTGTTGGATCGATCATCAACTCTGCGGCCTCTACTGGCGCAGATGTCGCGTCTGTCACTTCCTCCTCGGTGTCTGGCGCGGTTGCCTCTGCCGTGACTTCTGGGGCGAATGTCTCAACGGTTACTCAGGGTGCAGTGAACTCAGCAGTGGCTTCCGCGGTCACTTCTGGCCTTGATGTCAACACTGCGGTTAACTCTGCTGTTGGTGGTGCTGTGACTAGCGCAGCGACCGCAGGCGGAGATGTTGCTGCAACCGTGAACAGTGCGGTTGGATCTGCGGTTACATCCGCCGTATCCAGTGGCGCCAATGTCTCAACGGCTGTGTCTTCGTCTGTTGGTTCCGCCGTGACTTCTGCCGTCAACTCCGGCGCGGATGTCAATACTGCGGTCACGAGCGCGGTCAACAGTGCGGTAAGTTCTGCCGTGAACTCTGCGGTCAATACTGGGGCCAATGTCTCTACGGCAGTCAATACTGCGGTAAACAGCGCCGTGAACTCTGCGGTGACATCGGCTGTGAATACCGGCGCCAATGTCAACACCGCTGTTAACACCGCCGTCAACTCTGCCGTTAATTCTGCGGTCAGCACCGCCACAAACACCGGGACTGATGTAAACGCCGCCGTGAATGCGGCCGTGAATGCCGCGGTCAATGCAGCCGTGAACAGCGGAGTTGATACTTCTACCGCAGTCAACGCGGCCGTGAACGCCGCAGTAAGTGTTGGGGTTTCGACCTCTGTTGCCACTCAAATTGCCAATCAGGCGATTGCTTCAGGCGGTGGAACTCCCCCTGAAACGCCTCCCGCCGCTCCCGGAACCCCTCCTGGAGAGCCGACTGTCACGCCTAGCGTACAGACGACTCCCACGACAACCACCAAGACAACTAAGCCAACCACTCCAAACCTTCCGAGCGCCGCCCCGGCTGCTGCTCTTCCCGCCTTCTTCGGAGGCGGTCCGGAGATGGGGCGTCTTGCCCCTCAGATGCTTGAATCTAAGGTCACCCAAGGTTACGTTGATCCTCTTGCCCAGGTACGTCAGGCGCAAGAACAGTTTGAAAGAGATGCCATGATGCAGAACATCGATC